CCAGATTCGAGAAACTGGGTATCTGCGGGATCTATAGCCAAAATAAAGCTATTAAAAGAGTGCGTCCCAAACCAGGCGATCGCATTAACTGGGATAGCAACACCTAAAGCACTCACGGCTAAAGTAGTTGCACCTGCCAAAGCGGATGCGGTTAGTGTGGCACTACCTAAATATTGCCAACCATCTTCTGTGCGAGTGGCAAAATTTAACCTTGCCCCGGTCGGCATAGAGACTGCCAAGGCACTTACTGATATTGAAGTTGCGGCTACATTCGCCACCATTGTAGCGATTACGGTTTTTGCCCCAACCGTCGCAGAAGATCCGCTGTTAATAGTTGCTGCTAATGCCGAGACGTAAGCAATGGTATCACCTGCAACTAAAGCTGAGGTGAGCGTTGCCAAGCCATTGCTAAAAACCAAAGTTGTACCAGCAGGAATCGTGCGAGTAACGTTAGCTACGTTCATAGAAGTTGCCCCGCTACTAGCCGTCCCTGTAAGGGTAATATTAATTACGGGAAGGTAAGGAATTGCAGTAAAAGAGGCTAGGGATAAAGACCTAACAATTAACCTTCCTCTAGCTACGGTTCTTAACGCTGTTCCAGAGCATAAAATTTGAGAATCGGTAACAGAAATTACTTTCGCGCCAATTATTCCCGAACCCTCTAAGGTTATTAAATCACCCGCCCGTATAGGCAGACTGTCTAATATTTCCGCCTTATTTGTATTACTAGAGTATTGGTTTATATTTACTAACCCTTCTCCCAGAGTTACCGACCCTAAGAAATTACTAATATTTGTATACCCAGGAGAGCTACGCCTAATTTCAGTAAAAACCAAACACCCTCGTAAGTCTAGGTCAAAATCCGTAACCGCAACGGAAAAACTAGCACTTTCACCTTTTTTTAGTTCTAAATCTAAGGATTGGGTTTCAAACTGCGGTTTTAAAAGTACGGTCATGCGTACCTCTCTAGGATGCTTATAGAGGTGTTTGTATTTGCACCAGCTAACTCAAGCGGCGGCGAGCTTACGTTAGACAGTCCCGCCAGCTCTTTTTTTAAGGAAAACACTAATCTCTTAAGTTCCCTAACTTTAGCTGGCGAGAAATTTCTTATTTCGGAAATATCACAATCTTCAACAGGAACGCACCAAGATTCGCGTGGGATAAATCTTTCCGTAGAATTTTCTTCCGTAGCATAATCTACTAACCAAACCCTGTCATCGGGAGTAGGGTCAAGAAAAAAATTAACGTTACCGCTTTCTACCTTAAAAGATTGGATTCCGGTAGAAACGCCAATCCAAGGAGAGGAGGGTTTAACTCTAAGGTAGCACTCGCCTTTATTTAAAAGTTCTGTTATAGTACCCTTAATTCTCGGCATTGGTATAATTTTTTACAATTTATAAAAATTATAGCTTAGAATGGTAAAAACAAACGATTGGGAAAAACTTGTAAATTTACCCAAGTCTCAAGTAGCGACTTTTAAGTGGAATGCTGATTATGCAGCTAAATTGCATGAAGGATGGACTCTTAAAAGCGGCGAATCTGCACCAGCAAGACCTTGGGTTTGGCTAACTGCCGATAGCTTTAATTTTAAGGAAGAATTTTCGACAATCCTTAACTCTAGTAAAAGTAAGAGCTTAGGTGAGGCAATTAAAGATTCTTTCGTAAAACTTAGCAGTAATTTTGGCAAAGAAATGCAAGATTCCATCCAGTCGCCTATTTGGAACTGGCCACGATACACCCTTCGTAAAAGTGGTGACTTGGCGGGAAGCCCGCGAGACATCGTAGATTTGGGCGGATTAATTAACTCGTACTCTATTTCCTTTAAGTAAAAATGACCCCAAAGCAACTGAGAACCGAACTTTTAAATTTACTCACAGGACTTGTGGGGACATATAAAGGTGGAGTTCCTAGTATTTGGGTGTATGGCAGCGGGGTAAATCCGCCATCTAGTAGTACGGGATTAGAAGTATTAATTAGCAACATCCCAAGCGGCGATCCTCGTTCTTCGTCTGCCGGGATGAAATATCACCCTAGGCTTTGGGAAATTACCCTTAAAAATTGGGCGGCAACGCCTAATTTAAGTTTAGCGGTAGAGAGGATTAGGAAAGCCTACGTTACTTCTCGTTATACAAATACCCCCGCAGATGAAAAGGTGATTGAACAGGCAAGAATTTATATTGCCGACAGGACGATGATTTAATTTTTTTAAAGGAAAAATAACTATGCCTTTAGCTTACGATACTACTTCTTTAGAGGGTTTTAGTGCAGGAATCTTATTATTGCCCGAAGGTACAAGAACCGTAGCCGCAAGAACTCTTACGTCTACAGTAGCCGTCGCTGTTGGCGCGACCGTAATTACTTGTACTGCTTCTGTAGCGACAGACTTAAAAGCAGGTACGGCACTATCCTTCTTCAAGACTGGAGATAAAGCGCGAACTTATGTCCTCGTTTCGGAAGATGTGACGGTGGGAACTACGGCGACTAACATTCCCATCTTTAGTGCAAAATACGCGATCGCTACCGCAAGTACAGCAAGGATTGTTGACGATTTGCTTCCCATGTACGGGATTCAAGAGTTCCCCTTGGCTGCCCAAACAACCACAGTGGACACAACCAATACTTTAAGTGGCACTGGAACTGAGAAAAAGGCTATCCGTAGTGATAGAACAATTCAGTTCTCTGGCGTAGAAAACCATTACGATCCCGGAGTTGGCGGTGATCCTGCGTTACAGCTTATTAAGGAAACCCAAAGAGTTGGCGGATTGTTTGGACGTGAATTGTATTTCTACGCTGTCTATCCAGACGGTGAAGTTATCGAAGCGGCCATTTTAATTACGGACTACAACCAACCCGGTAGTTACAACGAAGTTAAAAAATACTCTTTCACGGCTCACTTGCAAGGGACTTCCTTTAGCTGGGTCAGCCCTTACTTACAATCAGGATACTAATTTTAAATGAAAGTTCTTGCAGATATATCTAGAAATATTGTTGCGTTATTTAACTGCCGTCTTAATTCTAGCGAGACAAAAATTTTATGTGGCGCAGCGTTTTTTAGGGGCGGAATATCTGGAGAACTTTCATTATTCTCAGAAAATGGGCAAGAATTTAAGATAAAAATTCCCCCAGAAGTTAAAGACAACAACACGACCATCATTAACACAAACCTGGAGATAGAATTGTGCTAAAAGTTAAACCTTCCAATTCCAAGAAAAAAAAGGCAGAAATCGTCGCTGTCGGTACAGAAAATCACGGTTATTTTTATTTGCAAAGATTGGGCTATTCAAAAGCCGGTGAGTCGTTGGAAGTTAAAAAATATTCGGCTACTAAAAAACAAGTTACTGGCGTAATTAATGCAGTAATTAAAGGTATTGCTAAGGATAAGGATATTACTAGGGAAGAAGCTTCGGAATATATCTTTGGTAAGGAAGTTGACGGGACTAGAGTTTTTCCCAGTGACCAAGATACCGTATTAAGTGAATACGAAGAAGAATTGGGTGAATTAAGTAAAAACGAAGTTCCAACTTTAGAAATTTGGAATTTTGTCGCCAAAACCATCATGGGAGGATTTTACGTTGAAGGTGATCACGAACCCGTATTTGTTCCGGGACGACTCGCTTACCATGTAGAACTCATAGAAAATGTCTTAATAAATGATGAAAAAATTAAGATCGAAGAGTTAGGATACCCTCTTCCTGATGGGACAAATATTAAATTTGGTGATGTAATTCTGGTAGTTAAAGGAAATCACGATTCTGAAGTCCAGGACGTAGTGATTGAGAAATCTCCCGGAAAAATTAAAGACGGCGAACTTGGATTCTTATACGATAATTTTCAACGCCAGTATATCCTAGGTTACGAGAATTTAAGCTTTGCTGACATTGCAGGATTTCCCCAAGAATTAATCCAAGCCGTCTTTGAGTTTTACCAATCCGAAAGCCTCAACATTATAGAAGATTCTGAAGGCGAAAAAAAAGCACTAACTCCACTGGAGGAAGTGAAGAATATGGAAGCGGACAAGACATTGACTGGTACACCGTCTACCTCCAGATCCAAAAGCACGGAATCCAAGACGGTAGATTTAGTAGTTGGGTAAAATTCCTCCAACTTCCTCCTTTTGTAATTTTAGACACCCTATCAAGATTAGAAAAAATTGATAGGGTCAAATCTAACGAAAAAAGCTTTACTACTGCAAGATTAGCGGAAGTGGTTTATGGATTTTTGGGCGGTAAAAATATTTCGTGGGAAGACTTTTTACCGTTTAAGGGGGAAGTTAAGGAAAAAGAAAATAAGGTAAGCGAAGAGACAAAATCCTGCATCGAATTTGCCTTTGGGAATAGTTTAGTAAGTCCTCAGATTTTAGCTTCAATCAGTTTATTATTAGAAGAGTAAATTATATGGAATTACCACAATTAGTTGTTGAGTTAGTTGGTGATTACTCCAAGCTAATGGAAGACATAAAGAAGGCTAGGGTCGAGGCTGTTAAACAAGCTCAACTCTTAGAAAAAGACCTTAATTTAACCATAGGCGTTGATGACCGAAGTTTAAAAAAATTAAATGAACACTTTGACTTAAAAGTAACTCACTTTAAACAAACCCAGTCTTTCTTTAAAAATAATCCTTTGAAGGTTTATGTTGATGACCGGGAATTAACTAACTTAAATAAGGAATTTAAAAAATCTTCCACTACAAAACAAAAAGTCACTCGCGTAGTGGAAGTGGATGAAACCGTTGTTAATAACAATAAAAAAAGCACAAGTAATAATAGTGATAGTGGAGGTAAAAAAGAAAGTACAAAAGACGTAGTTGATGAACTAAAAAAAGGCTTTGCGGACATTAGGAAGCAAATAAGAGATCAAGCAACTGGCGAAGTTCTTAAAATTCTAGCTAAACCAGCTAAGGATTTTATGACGGGGTTTTCTGAAGGCATAGCTAATGATTTTGGCAAGCAAGTTTCTAAGGGTCTTAGGACTGTATTCGCCAAACAATTAGGATTAGACTTTAAGAAAATGGCAGAGATGGCTGGCGAAAGTTTACTTGATGCCTTTGGAATAAAAAGGAAAAAAACTACTAAAGAAAAACCTCCTACATCAACTACTCCTGAAAATAACAGCAGCGTAGGTGAGCCATTAGCCAAACCATCTCCAAAGAAAAGGAAAGAACCCGAACCTGTTTTTGAAAGTATTTCTGTTAAGGTTGCTAAACAAAATGCTCGAAATTTTTCTAATAACGTAAGAAATGCAGCCACTATTAATAACAATATTAATCCAGGGGAAATCTCATCTACCGTGTTAGGCATTAAGTCCTCACACCAATCCCTACATAAAGTGCTAATTGATTTAATGAAAAAAGCCAGTAATTCTGGCGACTTTTCGGTAGTAGAAAAAATTTATAAAGAATATCAAATAAAAAGCAAAGAAGCTCTCGCTGAAATAAATAGATTGATTGCTTTAGCCAAGAAAAATGGTGCAACACAAGAAGAAATCACTAAGCTTTCTCAGGCTAAATCCCCAATCACAAGAGCCGCAGGAAAATCTAGCCAAATATCCCAAACTTACCAAAAAACTAAGCGAGAATCTGAGAGGTTTGAAACCGTTAAAGAAGCCGCTACGGGCATGGGATTAGATGCGATCGCAGGTCTAAGATACGGACTAGATAACAAGGCTTTTGCTAAGTTTGGGTTAGAAAACGCAACAGCTTATTTATTGTCTATAAGAGATGCTTTTCAAATTAAGTCACCATCTAAGGTGATGTTCAGCATAGGTAAAAACATAATCCAAGGGTTAATCGGAGGATTAGATCAAGCTTTCCCTGGAGTCCAAGCGCAAGTTAAAAAACTGTTTGACTCTCTGACGAAAGATTTTGCTGGGTTTAAAATAAGTAGGTTATTTGATTCCGGGATTAGTGGCGCAATTAAATATCTAGCTACGTCTGCTAAAAAAGCTATTTTTAGTAATACCACAAACACAATTGGTGACTTTGCAGAAGAAAAATTAAAACCCTCTGTTGCTAACTTCATCAAAAACTCAGTTAATAAAACTAAATCTAGCAGTAAAAATACACTATTAGATTATTATATTAAGGGGTTGGTTGGCGACGCAGGTAGCTTAACCCCTGACGATAAAGACGGAATAAAAGATTTCTTTACTGCTGTTAACTTCATTAAAAACTCAGCTAATAAAACTAAATCTAGCAGTAAAACACCGTTAGATTATATTAAGGGGTTGGTTGGCGACGCAGGTAGCTTAATCTCTGACAATAAAAACGGAATAAAAGATTTCTTTACTGCTAAGAACTTTTTAAACTTAGGCAGTAAAGCCGCGCCGTTCGCCATTAATTCAGTAATTAAAAAGTCGGAATCTTTAAAAAGTATTCTTGGATTAGTTGGCATAGATTCTGAAAAAGTTAATATTGGTAAGGACATAAGTGATTATTTTGGCGATTTAATAAACAAAACTTTTAAGCCGATTATTGATGCCCAATCAGGAAAACTAAAGTCAGCAACTACAGACTTTTTTCAAACAATTAAAAACGCTTTAAGCGACGCAAGGAAGAAGGGTGAGTTAACACTAGGACAACTCTTCCAGTCCGTAGCTACAGCCGGGGCAACTTCTATACTCTCAAGCTTAGGGGTAAAAACAGGCAAGGGTGATTTTGTTTCAGCATTTATAAGTATGTTGTCTGGAGGCTCTAAGGGCGGATTTATGGCTAAGATACTGCCATTGATAGTGCCGATGTTGGGTCTAAAATCGCTAAACTTAGGCGAAACAATAGTTAAAATTCTTTCTGGTAACTCTGCAATTAAGCCAGGGTTCTTGATGGATGTATTTAAATCAATAACCGGAGTTAATTTAAAACAGACTCCTGGATTTGATACACTTAAAAATATGGTAGGAATTGGCAGTAAGCCAAAAGAAAGATTAGAGTTAGAAAACGTAAATAACAAGCAAATCCAAGAAAACCTTAAAAACATCAACCTTAGTGGTGGGACAACTGGATTAATAAATAACTTTGGACAAACAATAATTAAGGAAGTCCTTAAAAACTTAGGGATTACAGGCGTTAAAGCTGGCGTTATGCAAGGCATGGCTAACGAACAGCTTGCTAAACTTGCACCTGAAATATCTAAGATGTTGGGCAAGGGTAGGCTAGATAAATTAATGTCTGGATATACTTCTGGAGACGTTGATTCAATCTCGAAAGAGTTAAACGCTTTTGCTCAGAGTAAGGGGATTAGTAATTTAGACATATCCCAAATTAAGGGATTTGTCGGTACGGCTTTAGCTGCAATAACTGGACTACAAGCTAGGTTTAATAAAGAGGGTTTTGCATTAGGAAATAGCTTATCTGAAGGATTTAAAAATAGCAAGAGAAATTGGCTAAACTCCATAGACGATGCCGCTTACGCCGCTAAAAAAGCTTTAGGGCAAGCCAATATGCAAGACGTTGGCGAAAACGTTAAAAAACGATTGAGTCGAGGTAGCGTTATTCCCGTAGAAATGTTTGATGAATTTTACGGACACTTGGGAAGGACTGTAAAAAAAGCTATCGCTCCTAAAAACTACTCTAAAGAACAACAAGACGCTTTGGGTTCTGATGCTGCCGGCTCGGCTTTTTCTCAATCTGCAATATTAGTCCCAATTCAAACTATGGCATCTGCGATCGCTCCATTGTTTTTACCGCTACTGCCAATTATCCAGACTGCAAAAATGATGGCAGATTCTTTATTCCCTTATGTGAATAAATTGGTGGATATGGCTCAAAGGGTCGAACCTATTCAAAGGCAACTTAATTTTGCAGGTGGTGGAACATTGGGAGGAAAAGCCGAGTTAGATTACGTTCGCAGCGTTGGTAAAAAATACAATACGTCTGTTGAGTTTGGTGCAGGTGCTTACGGACAATTACAAGTAGCCGCCAGAGGCACAAAAATGGCAGGAGAAGGTGTTAGAGAGTTGTATGAAGGTATTTCCGCATCCTTAAATAAATTGGGTATATCAGGACAACAGCAATCTCTTATATTCATGGCATATACCCAGATGCTTGCCAAAGGTCGCGTAAGTATGGAAGAGTTGCGTCAACAACTCGGTGAAAAATTCCCTCCCGCCATGTCTGTTTTTGCTAAAGCGATGGGGTTGAGTATTCCTGCGATGGTCGAAATGGTGTCGAATGGTGGTGTTCTTTCAGATGAAGTCTTACCCAAGGTTGGAAAAGTTTTATTACAGGAGTTTGGTGGGGTCGTTAATTCGGCAAATAGCGTAATAGATGCTTTAGCAAGGTTGAGTAATGCAGGTTTTGACATAGCTGTAGGTCTTACCAATTCGTTTGGTGGAGCTATGGCAGGAGCTATTAACGTCCTAACAAGTGGCTTAAACGTAATTAGTAATTCAATTTCTAAAATTTCTAGTATTGTCTCAACTTCGCTAATCACTATGGTGATTGCCACAACTGTAGGATTAAAAACTGTTTTAAGACAAAACCCTATAGCCGGCGCAGTGAGTACCCTACAAAATTTCTTGATGTCTTCATTTAAGAATATGACTATGGCGTTAGCCCCATTTATTTTGGGTATAGTCGTAGATTTTGGAGATACTATGATTGGCGCACAGAAAGATATTGGCGACAATATGGCTATGGGCGTAACCAATATGATCAGGGGTGCGGCTGGGGTTTTAGAAAAATTACAGAGAGATTGGACGAGACTACCTTTATTTGGCGATGTTATTGGCAAAGAAAATAAAAACCCGCTGTCTGGATTAATAGAAGGAGTTAAATCTTTAACTAAAATTCTCCCATCGGGCGTAGTGGAATTGGGGGCATTAACTTTTATGCTCCAAAGCTTAGGTGTATTACTTAAAGCCAAAGTGTTTGAAAGTTTAGGCAGTGCAATAGGGGGAATGGTAGGGGCAGTTGGTGGCGCGGTTAAAAACTTAGTCACAACAATGTCGGGTTTACGAGTGCTTTTTGCAAATACAGCCACGATGAATTTTGGAGATTTTGCAAAAAGAGAAGCGATGATTAATGCTGCTATGGGCGCAAGAGTCGCGCTTATGGAAAAACTAAGAGTTGCGGCTATGGCGTTAGCTTCGGTTATGACAACCGTTGGGGCTGCGTTTTTATTATTATCTTTCGCAAAGGGAGATTTTACGAATCCACTAGGGGATTCTGTAGATAAAATGGCTAAGGGTGTTAATGATAGTATTTCTACGATGAAGTCGTCTTTGGCAGAATTAGCTGAGAAATTTAAAACCGTTGGAGATAGTGCCGAAAATGCAGCTAAGAAATTTATTCAACTCCCATCCAAAGGAGCGGAATTAAACCCTCAATATTTATTAGGAATGGGAGGAAAAAGCATTAAGTTCGATGATGTTGTTAATAAGGGGGATAAGCAAGACGGACTGAGAAGTAATTTGTCTGCGTTCCTTACCAATATATTTACGCCGGTAGATGAATCCAAAACGCCAGTGTTAAGGTTATGGGATAAAGTTAAGCCGTTGTTTGGGCGCAGGAATCAACAGGAAGATGTGAAAAAAGCTCTTGCCGAAGCTAAATCTTACGGCATAGAAGAATTTTTTACAGGTAAAGAATCGTTTTTAAATATTAGTAAATCGCAAACTTTAGGAACGTTTAGGGATGTTCGTTCTAGCGTTAAAGGTTTTGAAAAGGAATTAAGCAATTTAGGCTTGCTAGGTGGAGAAAAAGAACTTTTAGCTAAGAATAAGGATTTAGGAAGACAAATTAATATCATTAAAGATATTGACAAAAAATTAATTACGTTAGGTAAAGAAAGACAAGTCTTAGCTCAGAGAAGAGACTCTAAATCAATTATTAAGGTTGGGGAATTAGATAAAAAAGCTGTTGATTTGCAAGTGCAACGCGACAAAGAATTAAAACCTCTATCGAGATTTAGTAGCGCAGCGGAACAAGCTACAACTTTCGTAAAAGACTTGCGTGAGGAAATAAATAAATCCACTGCGCCGCTACAGTTAAAAATTAAACTACTGGACGAAATTAAGCCTTTAGAAGATTTCGCTAGAAGGGCTAGTGCTGCCGTTAAAAAATATCTTCCCGTTAACTTTGCTGAAAATAATTACAAAGAATTAGCAGCAGGATTAAAAGATGCACAGATTAATTACGAAGCTGCAAAAAATAACGCAGAAATTAACTTAAGTGGAAGACAGAAAGACTTATATTCTTCTAATAATTTGCCTGGACAAATTTCCTACGAAAACACCCTAGCTCAAATCGAGGAACAGGAAACGCAAGCTAAAAACTTGTCTACAGCTTTAAAAGTTAAGACAAATACTTTAAGAGAGATGAGTGCAATTATAAATGTTGACAGAGAGCAAGATCGGAAGAAGGAGATGGATGATCTTAAAAAGCAAATAGCTGACGATACTGTAAATCTAGGAAGGTTAACTTCTGATATAGCTAAAAGCAAGTTTGATTTAACCCAAAGCCTTTACCAACAAAACAAACAAGTTCAGGAATATTACCTAAACTTAAATAAGCAAGCTCAAGAAATTACCCAAGTCTATAAGGAATTGGTAAATACCAATAACTTAAATACTGCTAAAAATAAATTACGCAGCGCAATTTTAGGCTATCAAGACAATTTCATTACACAATTTACGGATAGTTTAATTCAAATCTTAGATGTCTTAAACCAACCCGTCCAAACTTTATTACAGGGGCAAAATGAAGTTAGGCAAGCGCAAAACACTTACGATGATGCCATTAGGCAAAATTACGAAACTCGGCGTGGACAATTAAAGCCTGTAAATAATTTTAGCGGCAGTGCCGAGAATGGGAATGGAGGTATAGTTTCACCAATCCAAGGTGCAACAGTTGAAGACTTGCTTAGATACCGCCCATCATATCAACAAGGATTTTTTGGATCTAGAGATAGAGGAGCTAGACAACACAGTAAAGTAGATTTCGATTCAAGAGCTAAGGCAGGTCAGGGGGCGGGGGCTATCGCTAGTTTACCCGGAGTGGCGACTTCTAAAAAATGGACAGGAAATAGCGGTGCAGTTTTTGTAAACAGCGTTTTACCTTCAGGGCAAAAAATAACACTAGAATACGGTCACTTATCTTTAGCCAGCGTTAAGGATGCGTTAGGTGGCATAGGTAAACAGGTACAAGTCCAAGCTGGACAAAGACTTGGTAACGTCACAATGGATTCTTTATCTACGGGAGCGCATTTAGATTTTGGGGTGAGAGTTAATGGGAAATACACAGATCCTCAAAGGTTCATGCGAGATTTTAAATCTGGTAAGTACGGCACTCCCCAAAACTCCCAATCTCAAAATAATAATAATTCCCAAGATTGGCTAAAAACCGTAGCTTCCAACTACGGAAATGGCGACGGTTTTCATGGTAAGAAAACCTCTAACGGTGAGATTTTCAATAAAAACGCCATGACTGCGGCTATGAACGAAAGCCTAAAGAAACAGCTTGGCGTTAAGTGGGGAGATATGGTTGAGGCTGTAAATCCCAAAAACGGCAAAAGCGTGACCGTAAGAATAAATGATCATGGGCCATACGAAAGAAGAAATGGTAAATTTGTCCCTCACTCAGTTAGAGGATTAGATTTAAGTGCTGCGGCTGCTAAACAAATTGGTATTAGCTTAGGTGAGGTTCAGTTTAGAGTCTTAGGGAAAGATTCTAAAGTTCTTAACGCAAGTGCAAGTACGGGTAGTAATAATAATGGCGCACAAGAGTTTGTTAACCCCCAGTTAAAATTAAACTTACAAAATGCTAGGACTAACGCGCAAAGCAAGCTTAATATCTCTAAAACTCAATCTGATTTAGATGCAACGGCTTTAGAAAATAAATCTTTATTGACCTTAGAACTGGCAAGAATGGAAAACCGCCGCAGTCCCCTAAGCTCGTTTAGAGAAATAGAGGACATGAGATTAAATTTATCTCATCAAAATCCGCAACGTGATCTGTCCTCCCAAAAGCTACAAATAGAACGTACCGGACAAGACAAGCTTTATCAATTAATGATGGATAAATTCAGGCAAGAAAACATAAAAGGAGCAGCGGAAAAATCCCTCTCCGAACTAAGCAAAAACACTACCCTAAGACCTGATTTTAAAATTAAGGCGATGGCTAGTTTGAAGGGCGCAATAGAAGACTCTGAAAAAATTATAGAAGGACTTGGAAAAGCTATAGAGGTCTTGCCGGAATTAACAAAGGCCACGTTAGAAAAAGCTAACAAAGAGTATTTAATTGCAGAAAAATTAAGGGAAAATACAGCTTTACAACAACTTTCCCAATCCAAATCTAGCGGACTAAGAAGTAAAGCTAGAGGCAATTTAAAAATTAACGCACAAGCTGACTTGATGGACTTAAGCTCAAAATATACAGGAGAAGTTAGTGGGTTAAACGAAAGTTTAAGAAGAGAGTCTAAACCTGCAATAAAATTAGTTTTAGAACAACAAAAACAACAAGCCTTAATCAATACTTTAATAAGCAGCAATGAAACCAGACGTAATTTAAAAATAGGACAAAGAGACTTGGACTTTTCCAAGTTAGAGAAATTAAACTCATCTAATAATGCTATTTCTTCCGAACAAAATAGGGGATTAGGCTTATTTGGAATTAAGGATAGAGAGATGCAAAAGCTACAAAGTTTAGCACAGATTAAGATGGATTTTGAACGAGAGAAGATAGAGATAGCTAAATTAGGAGAATCAGGGAACTATTCCTCCGAAGAAATATCTAAGCTCACGGATAATTTAAATAAGTTAAACGAGCTAAAACTGGATAATGTCGCTAAAGAATTTAGTATGTTTACTGAGGCGATCGGCGGAGTTAAGGGAGACGTGGACGGAATCTTTAAAGACTTCTTCATGAACACAAAAAGTTTTGGTGAAAGCATTTCTGCCGTCTTCCAAAGCATCTTAAATAATTTGGCAAATATGGCAAGTAAAGAACTTTCCAACCAATTATTTAGCAAGCTTTTAGGTGGTGGAAGTAATAAGGGTAGCGGTGGCGGTATTTTTAGTTTATTTGGAGGCTTGTTTGGTGGAGGCGGTGGGGGCAGTTTTAGCCCTGGCGCATTTGACTTTAGTAGTGGCTTTGATTTTGGGGGAGGCTTAGACTTTGGTTCAGCTACCTTACCCAGCTTTGCTAAAGGTGGTATGGTTGGTGACTTAATGAATAAAGAAAGGGCAGTCTCAGGATTTAACCCACGCTTAATTATCGCCAATGAGGGTGAGCGAGTCCTTACCCCTGCTGAAACTAAAATTTGGAATCAAATGCAAGCAAATGGAGAGCTGAAAAGTTTTAGTAGCGGTGGCATGGTTGGTCAAGGCTTGGGGAGTATTAATAACATGGGAAGAGGCGGGGACAACATTAACATCACTCCAAATATCGTAATTAACAATGAAGGTGGAGGTAATATTAATAAAGCCCAATTTGAAAAAGCCTTGGAAGCAAAAATCCAGGAGACAATCAAGCAAGAGCGTCGTCCTGGAGGTAGCTTAAATCGTGGGGGATTGTATGATAGGTAATTTAATTTTTATTAACCTCAATCTTAATTACTCTCGTATAGTAGTAGGGTTAGGGTTAATGTTAATATCTCCGTCCGCTACAGCTTTAATAAAAAATACTAACCCTAACAGGATTACAAAACCCACACATCCTTTGATTTCCTCATTCCTCTTTTTGATGTCCATTTTTTATTTTTTACTTCACCCGACTTAAACAATAAAATCCCTCAGAAGACAATTCTTCTGAGGGATTGATGAATATTTTTACGTATTCATCACAAAAAAGGTACTTTTATTTTAGCAATAGAATGAGACGAAAGCAATAGAGAAAATTTTTTTTATGTAGTATAAAAATATACTAAAATGTAAAATAAAAATAACTTTTATGCCATTATACCCCACAGCACCACAATCTTTTGTCCTAACTTGGGAAAATCCCCTATCCTTAAAGCAAAGTCCCGCCACAAACGCAGATAGGCGCAAGGGCGGGACTGAATTAAGGGGGACTAACTTTCAACTTAATTTAACTAAGGAAACTCAAGAGGCTCGCATAGTAGTAAGTTCAGGGACAGATTACGAAGAAATTGAGGATTTTTTAGTGGGAAGAAATGGTGCGCCTTTTGCTGTCCCCAATAGTAATAGTGATAATGTGTGGAGTTGTCTGGAATGGGTGTGGACACTTAAGGGTAATGATGTTTTTGAATTAAACTTAAGTCTAAAGCAGGAGTTTAGGGCTTAATCCACTTCTTTATTAACTATTTTCTCCCATTGCTCCAAACAACTCTTAGCCGCATCGCCGTTAAACTTAAAGACTTCGCCATTAGTTTGCGACAATCTTACCTCTTCCCTTACGTTAGTATTTACGCTACAGATGGTGTAGTAGTTAAATCTGTAAATCTCACCATCGCTATTAACGATAATCCAAGGCTCTTTTTTGATTTTCATAATTCACCACAACTTTAAAAACAACAAAAACAGGATAGAAAACTACCAAAGAAAATAAATAAAGTAAGGATTTCATTGGAAAAACTTTTAAGCTATGAAAATCATCTACTCCTGCATAAAAAGCGAAGCCTGCGCCAAAAATAAGGTATGCGATCATAATGTATTTTAATCTCCTAAGAAAAAGTTTAGTCCGTCACTATTTAAAGTTGTCTTAAGTTTATTTGCGTATTCAGCTAAGAATTTTTTAACGTCCTCGTATTTTACACAAATTTCTTTACCCTTCCCTAAAGGCTTACCTTTTATTTTTCCTGTCCTGTGCCATGCGGAAGTTGTGCTACGACTTACGCCTAATAATTTACCAATTCGGGAGAGAGATAAATTATCAAACTCTCTCACGTATGAAATTTTAAGGATTTTAAACCTTGATCTAACGGCTTCTGGAGTTCTATTAAATCCCTGCTTTTTTAATATTAGAGAAATCTTTTCAGGACTGCGAAATCCTACATATTCCTCTAATATTTCATCTTCTTTTTTAGACCATTTCACCCAACTACCCATTACCTACTCCCCTTCCTCTATAAACTTACGGTACTGTTTAAATCCCTTAAAATTTGCCCAAGTAAAACTTTGTGCTTGGGCTTGGGCTTGATGTTCAAATGGAGAAAGGTGTTTGGGTTTAGAACTTAAAAGTTTGTCATGCAATTTAACATCTTCGCTTACATTTCTTACGCCCTCATGATTAAGGTAAGAGATTCTCGCGCACCTTCCAACAGACACTAAAATAGCTTGAGTAACTCCAGTTAAATCATCTTCTTCGGAAATAAAAGATATGTGCCATTCTCCTGGCGTTAATTTGTCTGGGGTACTCTCCTCCCGTGCGGTAAACATAGCGTTAGCTAAAGCTTGTATTTCTGGTTGTGCATCGGGGTGACATCTTTGCTTAAAAAATCCATCCCAGTCGGTTGCCGAGACTATTACCGTAATAGCCGAGAAAGGTTCTAAAATTCTATTGGCAACCTGTTTATGGATGCCTAAATCTAGCAAAGATTGGGTGGATTGAATAGCTTCATTTCTAGCTATCCTCCAAGCTAATTCTGCATCTTTAATTTCTAATATTTCTTCGGAAGCTTGCATCCCTTTTTGATTTTTACCCCAATGTAAAGGATAAACGTCGTCATCAATTACATTTTGGATCAGTTTATCTACAGGGATGGCTCTGGAATTATGAACAACCACTCCATCGGCTACGAAATTATGCCAAGGCTGTTCGACTTCCATATCGAAAGTCTCTTCTAGTCCAATGTACTCTATAGACACTATCTCTGAGAACCTGCATAGAAGGTGATTTCCAGGTGTTTTGGGCTTACCTATGTCAGAAACTTTTAACTTAATGTCATTATCAAGGAAAAAGTTTGTTAATTCTTTACCCTGCTCAACATACTCTAAAAAAATTAAATCTAAATTATTAGAGTGTAATTGTTGATGTAAATCCGAGGTAATTGGAATTAAATTTTTAGTATCAAAAGCTCTGTCCTTGTTATGCCATACAGGATCTATATGATGCAATTCCAACTTTTTATTTGTACCTGAAATAGCGCATCTCCATTGATGATTTTCTAAAACTTCTTTTCTTACATCATTCATCCATTTAGTTAGAGAAGTGTTGAAATTACCATAACTTCTCCACCCACCTTTCCATGAAGGACTATTTTCGCCCTTTCTTTGAGATAAAACTTCTCTAACTTTAACTAACGACTCTTCTTTGTGTTTGTAAGTTTTCCCTTTATTCCAAGGCACTCTTTTTTTCTCTGACTTCAAGATCGTCCCAATAAACCCTAAAATACCTAATTTTTGACATGAGTGCTTTACTCTGTCTTCTGTTGTGTTACACAGTTCTGCAATCCTACCGTTTGTGTATCCTTCTGATTTTCTAGCAAATAGCCAATCATAATCTAAATACTCAAAAGTCTCGTTAATTGTTTGGATAGTTTTCCTAAACTTTATTCCAGACTTTTCAGAAAAGTACCTTAACTTCTTTTCATCAAGATTATTTTGTTGCGCTATCTGCCTAAGTGTTTTGCCCGAATCGCGCTCGGCGATTAGCCACTCCGAAGAAACCGCTAACCCATTTGTAGCTATAGATGGTACTTCTTTATTCCAGGAAACAAGATCGTTATTTAAGGTAATCCCCATAGAATCTAACGTTTGCCAACCATTACTTGTAAAAATGCGATGCTCTTTAGTACACCTTAAGGTATAACCGTTTTTTAAGGTAATTTTAAAAACATCCTTAATGCCTGAGTACACTAAATCAACTATTCGGGTATGCGTAAATTCGTGAGTTTCCTCATTTAAACAGCGCACGTTTATCTCTTTTAATCTATGCTTCAGGATTCTCCCTTGCGCGTCTCCATGATGCCACTTATTATAAAGTTCACGGATAGTATACTTTCTAACCTTTGCTTTGCCTTTATTTTTGCCCGATGGCATATCTGTGGTTATCAAAGTGTCGCCATGTAAACAACTGCTAGAGTTGCGAGAAAATGCCCTATGTGTCATAAATTCACTATGGATAAACCTATGGTACTTAAGAACCATAGTAGTTAGCCTATCTCCTGTAGCTGTATTTAAGGAATCAGCTATTACCTTTGCGGTTGGTTGGAACATTCTTTTTAAATCCTTGCTAAAGTTACTTCTTCTAATTG